TGGAAGACAATATAAAGGAGATATATAAGGACGATACGGAAGGTATCGTATTATCCACTATCCACAAGTCTAAAGGACTGGAAGCAGACCGTGTTTTCTTGCTGAACAGGAGTTTGATTCCCAGCAAGTATGCGAATACGGAAGAAGCATTATATAATGAAAAATGTTTATTGTTTGTGGCTATAACCAGAGCAAGAAAGGAGCTTGTATATTGCAATGTTTGACGACGAACCTAAGAAAACCGTATATACGGAAATAGACCGCGAATTTAAGCGGATGAAACCAGGCACGGAATTTTGCCGGATTGAATTTATCACAAAGATAAAGGATTTCCACCCCGGTTCTGTAAGGAGCGGCATAGACCACTTCCTATTAAAGAAAATGAGTAAAGGAGAAGTAAAAAGAATTGACAAAGGTAAATATTTAAAGTTATGAAAAAGCAAAAAATGTATATCCCCGTACTTGAACCGGGAAAGAGTGTATCACTTGTGTGTGCAAATAAAGTAACGGGATTGGAGGACCATTTGCCGACCCAGGAAATGCTGAATATCCACATGGAACAGCAGAAGATAATGATACAGAAGGATAAGGATTATAAGGTACATCCTTTATATCTTTTCGTGGAAAAAGAAGAATTCAATGATTTGATACGAAGGATAAGAGGGAAGAACAGAAACGCGGAAACGGCTTGTATTCCGCTTGTATGCCAATATCCGGCAGTCCCTATATGCGTGCTTTGTCTCAAACAGGAAGAGGAGGGGAAAGAATGATATTTGAATGTACGTTTACCTATATGGCACCGGACCCGAATTCGACAAACGGTAATTATAAAAAGTTTGTCGATGTCATAGCCGTACAAGCGGAAAATTACATGGACGCTGAAACAATGGCAACTGGGTACGGGATGTTCAATATAGATGCGGACTTTGCCATATCTCCTATTAAGGAGGTGATTATAGATTCGGTAAAACGTAATGAGGAACACGGGGGAAGATGGTACAAATGCACGGGCGTATATAGCGAGGTAACCGTTTCTGGAAAGATAAAGCAGTACAAGATGATTATATTGCAACAAGAAGAAGACTTCATGAAAGCCTCTACTAAAGCGCTGGAATACATGCAGGATTGTGTAGGCACATGCAGACTGATGAAGGTAGAGGAAACTCCTATAATCGAATATGTGGAAAAGGACTGATATGTTAATTATATGTTAAAAGCACATACGCAGTTGCTTATGTCATAACATAATCTTATCTTTGTGGTGTGATAAGGAAAACGATAAGTCAAACAAGTAAAAAGATAAGATTATGAATTCAGTATTTAAAGCCAAGAAACAAATGTTAGAAAACACTCTTTCAAAGGTTGCAAAAGTTAGTGTTGAAATAACTTTTGCCCGTGCTAACATGATAACGATATCTTGGGATGAAGAAAACAAAAGCGCGTTTGAAAGATTGCAGAACTACTTCAAAGGAAAACTTTTTGGCTACGAATACGACGAGGAATGCGATATGTCTGTTTGTTGTTTGAATTTATAACAAGAAGGGCTTTTAAAAGCCCTTCACAATTACAATACTATGATAAGAATAACCAACCCCAAAGGAGAAACCCAGGTGCATACGGAAGAAAGCTATGAAAAGCTTTTGTGGCAGTTTGCAGAATCGAAGATGATGGATATGTGGTGCCGGAAACACCATCTTATCCCTATTTATACGCACCAGGAAGAAACTATACTCAACAAAATGGTAGTAGAGGCATTTTTGGAAGCGTTTAACTATAAAGTAGAAAAGAATTATGAAAACTAAGAAATTCGGAGTAGGCGACAAGGTAAAGATACTCCATTGTTCTGATATGATGCTAATCGGACAGATTACAGAAGTGGCAAGTATATGCGGAACGGAAAGTAACCGCTATTATCATTTGAAGATAGACGGTGAACAAAGGGCGTTCATTCCGCAAAATTTGGAATTGGTAGAAAAGTATAAGGAGGATAAAGAATGACCTATACGGAAGAAAGAACCTACTGGCTGGAATGTATGATAAAGGCTGCCAGATATGGGATGGAAGCGGAAGTAGCTGTTACAGCGCTTGAATACCTAAAGGAAGACCCGAAGCTAAGCATAAGCCAATGCCTGGAAATGGCGCTAAAAGATTGGGATATTTAAAACAATACGATTATGAAAGTAGAAGACATAGAAAGAATTTTCAAAGAGACAATAAGCAGACCGGAAAACTCTATTCATTTGCCGTTTGAAAAACATGCAAGAATAGGAAGAAGATATGACGGGGATTACATATATAGCAGCAAGCTTATATGTGAATACACACCGGAACAAGTATTGCAACAATTGCAGGAAATAGCGGATGAAAAGGAAGTGGATATAACGAACAGTGAAGTCCTTATAGAATGGGGAGTGAGATATGGAGGTTATGATGATGAAATTTTTGTAAAGATTATTCACCCCCTCTATTTCCCTAAAGAATATTACTATTTGAAGTGGGATTATACGTTGGGAGGGCATATAGCTATTCCCACAAAAGAAAGAGAGTTTGTTGCTAAAGCGATAGCATATATCGAAAATCATATCGGAAAAGAAATGGACGTTAAAGGGCGTATCTCTATGCTGGTAGGGTACAACAGAAAGACGGGAAATGCCATTGTTTCATATTTTAATGAAAATTGCGGATGGCATAGAATAGACAAGGGAGATGTGATTATAATTAATTCGCCTCTTAATCGTTCGTATCAATATGTAAGTATTGAAACATTAAAATATACTTTAAGTCCAACACGGTGTAAACTGAATGAAACAATAACAATAAACATTCAGTCGGAAGGAGAAGACGAAGAATATAAGGTAAAGACAAGTATTACCTATAGGGACAATGACAACAATAAAGAACGTGTCGTGTACGAAACGGAAAACACGGACGACAGTTTTATTCTGAATCATACACGAAGATACGAGAACAATGATTCATGCCCTTTATTGGACAGATTTATTTTTAGCGCATACCAGAGATATATAATACAAGGTATCGTAGAAAACAACGAAAAAGAATTGAAGAATGATACAGAAAATAATCGCTTACCTCTATCAAAAGAAGGTTACGAAGACTTATAACGACAATAACGACGGGTTTATATGCAATTTTGTCTTGGAATACAAGGACAAAAAAGATTTTGTGCATAAGATGGCATGCTATGCGGTCAATTTTGAACCCGTTGTTATCGGAAAGGAGAACCGCTATTTGGTCGAAGTGGATGTGCACGCAGTCCAGAATGTCAAGTACAACAATGACAGGGTATGGATGCCTCAATGCAAAGTTATGAAAATGGACTTGTTGTTACAGCCGTGGGAACTTACATTAGCAGAAAACGAAATAGAAATGTATTACGATGGACAGAGAAAAATTTGCGGAACCGGATATGACAGCGAAACCGGAAGAAATGCTGTGGTTTGAATCAACAATCAGTGAAAATGTGGAACCGGAGGTTTCATTTGTTGAACAGGAAAAGGAAGAAGTTTTGGTTTCGTGTACATGGTATTGATTTGGTGAAATAACTATTGCTTATTTCCCTATTAAAACTTACCTTTGTGGGTAAAACTTCTATATATGGCAAAAAAGATAGAATATACTAAAGAGGACATTCTAAAAGATGCGCCCGATTTCGTTTTAATCGCTTCACCCTACATGCAAGACAAGTACGTAGCTTATGAGATGGTAAGAAGGGAGCTTGACGAACACCCGGACCGTTTTATGCAGTATGAGGGGAACGAAGGTTATACCTATGTGATAGACCTTAAGCTCGTGAACATAAAGGGTATCATGGCGAAACGCGGAGCGTCCCAAGAAGCAATAAATGACGCTACAGAAATTCGTACAAATGTGATGTTACCCCTTCTTGCCAAGTTCCACAGGGTAAAGAGCGAGTATTTCCATGCTTTCGATTTGCACAATGATAAGGCAAAGGCGCTTGCCAAGCTGACACCTATGCTTCTGGACTTATTCGGCTCCATGCACAACCCCAAAGATATAATCAAGATTATACGTAAAAAGGAGGGTTATTCGCTTGGAGAAGAAGATTTGGTAAAATTCTTCAACAACCACAAATCCTTGATAGAGGCAAGGCAAAGCAAGTACGTGATGCGTTCTGACCGCTATAAGGTGGCAACGGAAGCCGGAAGACTGGAAATCATAAATGACTGTATGACAGACTTGCAGCTTAAATATGAAGAGTTCTGGAGCAAAGGGAATGTGGGAAGTGCACTCAATATCCTAAAGGAAATACGCGCCTTGTTGGAAGCCGCACGGAAGGAAGTAAAAGGTAATGAAATTAAACTTACAGTTGACGGAAAGATAGACATAAACGCGACATTGCACGGAGAGGAAAACATAAGCCGTGTAATGCGTGACATACCCGTAAACAGCCTTATAGTGGGTATGGTGGCTGCAAAATCGGGAATAAAGCCCGAAATACTGATGCACCAGCTTTGCACATCCTATTACAAGGACTTTAACGGCTTTGCAAGTAACCCGGTTTTGGGTTCCGAAAAGGTGATGCTGCCAGGAGCACTCATAAAAACCTATGACTGGAAAGAAATAGAAACGGAAAACAAGAAGTTTGTGGAAGAAATGATACCCGAAGTGGTCGAGGCCGAGATAATAGAAGAACCTTCCAAATCAAAGACAAGAGAACGGCTTCTTAACCGCCTACGACAGATGAAAGGTGTTGAAATCGGAAAGAAATAATTACATTTTGTTTTGACTTTTAGTTAATTTATGATTTTCAAAATTCATGTGGTGTACGGTCTGCGATAGATAGTACACCTATTTAAACAATTAAAAATAAAGTAGTTATGGTAAAGATATATGTTGAAGAAGTTATAAAGTGCATGATGGAAAGACTTACAAAAGAATATGGTCTGACCGAACAACAAGCATTAAAAGAAATTGACATTTGTATGGAAAGACTGTACGTGAAATGGATGCAGAACGAACCGATACCGGAAGAAAACAACGATTAATTAATCCTATAATAATAAATAGT